AAATGAGAGGTTTATACTAATGGCACAATCAACTTTTCAATTTTTAGTTTCAGATGCAGTCGGTGGCGGCGATGGTGGTGTTGATGCAGACAGAACCCGAAAAACTGATGAAAAAAATATGTTTGCTAATTTACTACAAACTAGTAAAAAAAGTTTACAAACAAACTTAGGTATTCAATTATCTGTAGCAGCAGTTTTAAAACAATCACAGATATTTACTGGGTTCATTGGTTCACTATTTCAAATACTAGGTGCCTTTGTTGATGTAGCTTTAATGTCTGTATTCCCGTTACTTAAAAATTCTTTAAAGTTTTTGATGAAATTTTTTGACCCGATTAAAACTGTAGCGACTGGTGTAGGAAATATAGTAGATGCTGTAATGATGGTTTTTGGAGAAATTGGTAAAGGATATGAAAAAATTAGAGATGTCATTAGCACTGTTGTAGATTTTATTCCCGGATTCGGCGGAGAGGATACAGCTAGTAGAGGTGTAGGTGTGGGTGCAGGTGCGTTAGCTGCTGCGGCAACTAAAGCTGGAAAAGGGATGAGTAAAGCAATACCCGGAGCTGGAATAGCTCTTGGAGCGTATGGTATATTTGAAGGCTTTGAACGAGAAGGAATGATAGGTGTTATTAAAGAAACTGTAAACTTTACATTAGGGGGTTTATTTGGAGGAGCGGGATTTGCTCTTGCAGGACCAGCTGGAGCTGTAGGTGGAGTTGCTTTATACGATTTAATTGTTAAAGATGTAACTCAAAGTATATTAGATACTTATATAGGCGGGGCTAGTGAAAAACAAACAGAAAATATGATGTATGGCACAACACCATTAGGAGAAAATTAAAGTGGCGTTATCAATATTATTAACAGATATAGGTTCTTTAACAACATCAAAGTTTTGTAAAATTAATGCTGTTGGGGGTTTAGCCGCGGATGCGAATGGCACTAGTAGTGATGACATTGTGATAGATAGCACTGATAACTCTGCTTTTCCAGCCTCTGGTAGTATATTTATAGAAGGTGAAGAAATCAGTTATGCATCAAAAGGTAGTAGTACACAATTTAATACAATTGTTAGAGGCATAAATAATACTAATATTAAAGCTCATGCAGATGATGCCGATGTAACGGGTGTTAGAAGATATGCATTAAAAGCAGATTCTTTTGGAGTATCCGTAACTAAAACACCTATTCAAATACCTTTTCCTCAAAATTCACCTGAATTGATAGAGTTGGGGATGTTTAGACCTAATATAACAGTAACAGGCACAGTAGATAGAGACCAATCAACTACACCAGAAAAAGTTACTGGTCCAGCCAAAGGTAATTCATCTGATGGAGATAAAGCTAATTTTTATGTGCCTACACAGAAACAACTAGAAAGTTTTGCTACCGATGTTATATACGATGATAGTAGTACACCTATTCAGTTGGTTGTTCAAACATCAACCGGCACAGTATATGGAACTTATGAGGTTGCAATTACTCAAGCTAGATTTGATTTAGCTCCGGGAACAGAAGATAGGTTTTCATTTTCAATGACATTTGTTGCAAAAGATAGACAGGATTCATAATGGCGATAGGAACTAACCCAAGAGTAGCAAGGATGTTAGTGCAGTATTGGAGTGGTTCTGCATGGACTAATCTTGCGGATTCTGATGGTGTATCAAGAGTATTAAACTTATCAATAACCGACACTCTTAATAATCCTAGATATGTTTCAATTACGCTTTTTAATCCAAGAGCTTCAGGACAAGATGCTTTTGGCACGGGTGATTTTAATAGTGTTATAAAAAATAAAATGAAAATAAGACTAGTTGACCAGACTACATTTAGTGTTTTATTTCTTGGTCAAGTAGACAATATAGTTCCTGAAAATAGTTTAAAAGGTTATACTTTAACAATTACAGCTTATGATAGTTTAATTGAACTTACTCAGAATATATTAAAGAAAGATTTCTTAAATGATAGTGATAGAAGCGAGTCACCGGCTGTTTTAAATAATGATTTTATATCAGAGGATATAGATGAGTTAATAGACTATGGAAGTTTTAATCGAGGTACTGGCAATAGGTCAATAGAAGTAGTAAATACTACAGATAGTGATGATGCAGGTGCATTTAGATTCCAGAAATCATTAGGAAAAACTAATACTAGAGATAAAGATTTTAGTGCTTCTGGTGGTAGTTTTTTAAATGCGGTAAAAAGATTAGCTGAATTAGAATCAGGTATTGAAGCAACAGCATCAGCTAAAATAACTGGTGGTTTAAAACCGTATAATTTTTATGTAGATACGAATTTCCAGACCACCGCTACTAACACAGAGGGTAGTGGAAACTTTTTTAATTACTTTCCAGCAGGATGTATGCCTGCAGCAGCTCAATCAGGCACTAGTTATACACTAGCTAATCCAGCGGATGATGGACTAACATTAATGTTTGGTAGTGGTAGTGCTGTAACTGAAACGGGTCAAACTTTAAAATTATTACCATCTTTTAGCTTTGAAGATTTAGCACGAGAAAGAGTTACACATTTAACAGCTCACTTCAAAGACCCTATAAGTGGTTACGCTAAAGATTTAGAGTTTGAAGTATTTAATTATAAATCTATAAGTTCTGGAGCCGGGTTACAGGATAGTTATGAACCTTCTGGAACTGATACTGGAGGCACAGAAACTGGTAAAACTTTAGCACAAACCGACAATCTTGTAAAAGATACTTCAGGTAATTTAGTAGGGTATTTACAATATATAAGTAATGTGTCTGGAGCTGGGTTTGCACTATTAACGGGCACTACAGGAACTGCTGGAGCTATAAGACACAGTGTTGCCGCAGGAGAACAATTAAATGTAACTAATTCAAGCGGTAGTGCATTAGGAAACTTTACGTTATCAGATACCACAGACCCAAATGGGAGTGATATATTTAGACCTCAAGAAGTATTTCAACAGAAAATATTAAGAAACTTTAGTATCAATACAGGTGATTTACTAACTTTTAGAAGAGCAGTTGCGGCAGCTTTTGAAAACAAAGATACAAGAAGAGTTAGAGCTAAATTTTCATTAGCTAGTGGTTATCCATATCATTTTGTAGAGGGGCAAGTAAATTCAGTATCTACTAATACTATAACTGATAGCACTATAGCTAATCAGCACTCTACAACCACAGATGGTTTAGCATCTGCTAATATAGATAGCTTTCCTACTGCAGGTATAAGAACCGGTATGGTTTTACATAAACTTACTGGTGAAGATGGCACTATGTCTGAGTATGGGTACATAGAAAAAACTGAAGATAATTCTTTAACAGCTGATTTAACTAATTCTGCTACATTTTCTACAAATGATTATTACAGAGTATATGTGCCATTACGAGTAGGACACACTGTGCAGATTAAAAATACAGCGATTGATTCAAGCCTTTTCAATCATGTGGTAACATCGATTACCTATGAAGAGGGTGAACAAGGTTTCATGACATATTTAGAAACTGTTGGAGATGTTAGCAACCCTAAAGCCCTTACAGCCGGAGTAAGAGTAAAAGCTACAACTGCTCCTATTGATTATGATGATGAAACTTACTCAGAAAGTATACCCATTGCAAACCAAAATCCTGTATTTACAGGTGAATTTAAACCGGGGAATACAAGTGATGGTAATTTAAATACTGCAGTTCAATATACGGCTGGTACGTTTTCAGTGGATGGTTTTGACCATACTATTAGTGCAGGTGATAGTGAGGATGCTACACACGGCGTTGATGGAGGGGCAGACCATAGTGGAACAGCTTTTGCAGATTCTACAGAATATACAATATTTTTTGACCCTGCTATATCTACAACTAAATTCCAGATAAGGTCTGATGCCGATTTTAAAAAACAAGCAGAAACTGCCGCAGGGGGTTCAGGAAATGCATCTAGTGCTTTTCAAGGGGATTTAATAAGGCTGGGCACAGCTTATAAGGCTAGCCAAACTAATGCAGAAGCACCTTTTGAATTGACTAACCTTGAAACTCCTAAGAGTAATTTTAAATTAGACGCTCAATCTATTTCTGCTAACTGTATTACTGCGTCTTTAATCGCGGCAGATACTATAACAGCAGCTGAAATAGCATCAGGCACTATAACAGCAGATGAGATTGCTGCTAATGCTATAACTGCAGATGAATTAATTGCGAATGCTATAACATCTAAGCATACAATTACAGGTGCGACTATTCAAACTTCTGCTAGTGCTAGTGATGATAGAGTTATATTAAATTCAACTGGAATAGATGTAATAAGTAGTAGTTCAAGTTCTAATGTATTAGATATTTTACATAGAAGTGGTAGTAGTACCCCAACTGGTATAGGGTCAATATATGCTGATTCTGGTCAATGGAATTTAGCATCATTTGACGGAACTACTAGAACTTCAGTTATTCAAATTGCTAAACGTGGCACAACAATAGGAAGCAATAGTGCAGTATTATTTATTGATGGGGTGGTAGAGTTTGATGATAAAGTGTTCTTACAAACTAGTATAGTAGCAGAAAATGTAAATGCTACAGTTGGAGACACTAACAATGCATTTAAGAACTTCTATGGATTAGACGGAAGCACTGCTCAACCTACATTTAGTTTTGCTTCAGATATTGATACAGGTTTTTATTATTACTCAACTGGTTTTGCAGGAATTGTCGGTGGTGGGACTGCGTCAATGGCTATTGGAGCCGGACATAGTTATGTAAATGGTGAATATCTATTTATAAATGACCCTGACACAGGAATGTTTAATATTTCTGCTAATAGATTAGGCTTTAGAACAGGTAGTTCACAAAGACTTGCTATTGATAGT